GAAGAATTTGCTGGGGTTTACGGAAGACTGGTCAAATGCGGCTTGGGCTGTCGTTACTGGAACCGCGACAAAATCATCAAATACTGACATTGCGCCGAACGGTCTTCAAACCGCTGACACGCTGACGGCAACCTCCGCCGACACAATAATCTGGCAGACGTATAATCCGGTAGTTAATTGCCAGTACACGGCCAGTATATGGTTGAGGCGTAAGACTGGGTCTGGCACAGTTCAGTTTACGGCGGATGGGGGCACCTTTACGACTATTACGCTGACGACTACGTGGCAGCGGTTCAGCGCAACGTACACCGCTGCGGCTGGTTTAAAGGCAGTCGGCGTCAAGATTGTAACGAGTGGTGACGAGGTTTACGCTTGGGGCGCACAACTCTCCGACAGCGCGTCCCTCGACACCTACGTGCCGAACTACGGAGCCGCACCGACTGCCGCTGCGTATTACGGGCCGCGACTGGACGCAGACCCAGTGACGCTGGCGGCTAAGGGGCTGCTGGTGGAGGAGTTGAGGACGAATTTGCTGCTGTACTCATCTGCGTTCAGCGATGCGTACTGGACAAAACAGACCGTGACGTTTGGCACTTCTGGTGTCGCGCCTGATGGCACTACGACAGCGGCCTTGTTAGTCCCTTCTAACACTCCGAATGTTCAACAGCTTTTCAGACTAAGCGTAGTTGCTTCATCTACATGCGCTTCAAGCATTTATGCCAAAGCTAATGGCATCAACACGTTTGAAATTCTTGATGGTGCATCTGGCACAAATGGAGGTTCCTTCAATCTTTCTACTGGCGTTGCGACAAACAAAGGCACTGGTGTCGCAAGTATAGTGCCTGTTGGAAACGGGTGGTACCGGTGCATTTCAGTAGCGACGACTACAGGTTTCCGTCTCTATTGTCCGGACTCAACTGGCACTGCAAGCGGAGACGGCACCTCTGGCATTTACATCTGGGGCGCACAACTCGAAGCAGGCTCCTTCCCCACCAGCTACATCCCCGTAGGTGCCACTAGCGCAGGAGCCACCCGCAATGCTGATGTTGCCAGCGTAAACACGCAAGCGTTCCCGTACTCAGCGACTGAAGGAACGCTTGTCTTTAATTTTGGGCCTTTCAATATGTCTGGAATTATGGCAGGCGAAGCACCTTATGACACGGCCATAGGCATGGTAACGAATGGTGTCCGTGCTGGTCGTGCGTTCTCCGCATCGAACTTTAACGGGTGGTCATCTAATACCAGACTTGGAACCCCCGGCACTAGCGGCACTATTAGCGGAAGTTCAGCTTTGGCTCCAGTTTCTGGTTCAGCACCGTTACAAAAACTTGCAATATTCCAATCCAGCACAGCTTTAGGCGGCGTTGTTAACGGAGGAACAGTCACTTCAGCCGCAGTAACTGTAGCGCCTACTGGGGCTTCTAACTTACTCTATATCAATGAACGCTTGAATGGTTATATTCGCCAGATCACTTATCTTCCGCGCCGACTGACGAACGCCGAACTCCAGACGAGGACCGCATAATGTCTATCGAAATCTTCGCATGGTGTTCGACCCGCGAACTCTTCGTCACGGGCATGACAACGACAGCACTGCCTGACGGCTCGATGCTGGCAACCCTCGACGAGAACGGCAACCTGATCCCGCATCAGGGCGTCATCATCGACGAGATCGGCCCGATCACCAAGACGCCCGCCACCTACGACGAGGATGGCAACGTGGTCACGCCTGCCGTTGTCATCGAGGGGCATCACGTTAACCTCGTCGCCATCGACCCCATCGTGGCCGTGCTCATGATGGGACCGCCGGATGCTGAGGGCAACCCGACCGTCCTCCCGCAGTATGACGAAGACGGCAAGCTGCTGGGCGTGTTCGAGAGGACCAACATCCTCAGCCTCATTCCCGACCTAGTGTGGACGCCGATCCCCGGTCCCGGTGTTCCGGGCGGCTACGAGGGGCCGAACGGCGTGTGCCTGTTCGACCCGGCTGTGGTGCATGACCGCGCGAGGGTGTGGCTGTAATGGCAATTGACACCTACACAAACTTGAAGGCGTCGATCGCCAGCTTCCTCAACCGGGAAGACCTGACGGCGCAAATCCCTGACTTCATCTCGCTGGCCGAGGCCAAGTTCAACCGCGAGCTCCGCGTCAATGCGATGGTGGCTCGGGACGTGACGACCGCCACCAGCGACTACGTCGAACTACCTGGCGACTGGCTGCAGATCATCTCCGCAGTGATCACCAGCCCGACCAACACCTACAGCGCGCTGCGCTACATCGGACCCGAGGAATACAACGATCTCAGGAACGACGGCCTCACCGGCACGTCGCGGATGTACACGATCATCAACAACAACATGCTGCTGCTGCCGGCGCCGGAAGCTTCCGTGACGATCGAGATCATCTACTACAAGAAGATCCCGGCGCTTTCCTCGTCGGTGGCTACGAATTGGCTCTTGGATCGGTCGCAGGATCTCTACCTGTACGCCTCCCTCATCCAGGCCGAAGCGTACCTGCAGAACGACGAGCGCATCCCGCTGTGGGCTGGCGCCGTCGAAAGGATCATCGCCGACATGAAGATGGAGAGCGAGCGCGACAAGCGCCCGCAGGGTGCGCTCATGGCCCGGCGAAAGACATTCGGATGATCGGGGGGCAACGCTGATGGCTGTGGTCTACCGAAGCGGTCTGAGGACGAACCGGCTCAACCTTGTGCTGAACGAGTTGGGGTCCGCGTCTGCGCCGGTGATCCCGACGACCGGCGTGTCGGCAGGCTCGCTGGTCATCGGCACGGCCGACCTGTCGGGGGCAACCGGCGTTCTGGCGACCATCCCGCTGGAGACGACGCCGGCCACGGTGTCGGGCGACACGCTGACGATCGCGGGCCTGCCGAAGACGGTGACCGCCACGGCCAGCGGCACGGCGGCCAAGGCGGAGCTCCGCAACAATGCTGGCACGGTCATCGTGTCAGGCCTGACGGTAGGACAAAGCAGCGCCGACATCATCGCCTCCGGGACGGTGATCGCCTTCGGCCAGGTGTTTCAGGTTACGGCCGGGGCGATCACGCACCCGGCGTAGAGGAGAGACGTGAATGTCGGCTGAGTTGCTGGGCACGGAAAGCATAGGTTTCGCCCTAGATTTCCTGACGGACGCCTCTTCTGTCCGTTTGGCGTCGGGCGCCCTTGCGGCCACAGAGCCTGCCGACGTGGCTGTGTTTTCTGCCTTCGTGCGTGTGTGGCTGCCTTCACAAGCGCCGCAGGTTGATGTATGGTCCGACGCAGCAGCCGATGCTCCCGCGTGGAGCCCGGCCGGGGCAACCGCATCAACCTGGACCCCAACTGTTCCAACATTTTGATGCGGTGACCTGATGGCTGACACGAACACCACAAATCTAGCTCTTGTTAAACCCGAGGTTAGCGCCTCGTCGGACACTTGGGGCACGAAGCTCAACGCGGATCTCGACGCAATCGATGCGCTGTTCGACGCCGGCCCGGTGCTGAAGGTTACCAAGGGCGGCACCGGCTCTGGCACGGCTGCCGGTGCTCGCACCAGCCTAGGGGCCGCGGCGTCAGGCGCGAACACCGACCTCACCTCCGTCTACCTCAACAACACCGGCCTGAAGATCAAGGACACGAACGCCACCCACGGCCTGACGATCGCGCCGGGCTCCAACATCACCGCCGACCGCACGCTGACGGTAACGACGGGTGACGCCGACCGCACGCTGGACATCAGCGCCGGCAGCGTGACCGTGTCGGCCGCGGGTGCCGCGCTGGTTGACGACGCCGACGCTGCCGCGCAGCGCACGACGCTGGGGCTTGGGTCGGCAGCTGTTGCTGACGCCGTCTTCCTTACGCCAACTGCCGCCATCCTTCCATACGCTGGTGCGTCAGCGCCGAGTGGCTGGCTGCTCTGTTTCGGGCAGGCCGTGTCGCGCACGACATACGCGACCCTCTTCGCGGCTCTCAGCACAACCTACGGGGCTGGCGACGGCTCGACGACATTCAACATCCCAGACATCCGCGGCCGTGTCATTGCGGGCCAGGACGATATGGGCGGCACTTCTGCGAACCGCCTGACCGGGCTCTCTGGTGGCGTGGATGGCGACACTTTGGGCGGCACGGGTGGCATTGAGACGCACACCTTGTTGACTGCCGAGATGCCAGCGCACCAGCATTTTTTGGCGGCCAATGCGGCTATAACTGATAACAGTCCAGCTCTCAACAATACCCAATACATATTAAAAGACAGCAGCACTGGGGGAAACGCTACTTACATCCTTAATGGAACAGCAACTGTAGCAACAGTTGGCCTGTCCAGTTCTACCGGAGGCGGTGGAGTACATAATAACGTGCAGCCCACGATCATCCTGAACTACATCATCAAGGTGTAGTTGATGACCTACATGCCCATCCAGCTGCCGCCCGGCATAGTCAGAGGTGCGAACCCTGACGACGCGCCGGGCCGTTGGTTTGACGGCAACCTCATCCGCTGGCGCGACGGCGTGATGGAGCCGGTCGGCGGCTGGTCAAAGATAACCACAACGGCGCTGGGCTCCACCGCTCGGCTGATCCACCAGTGGAAGGCGAACAACTCCCTTACCATGACGCTGATCGGCTGCGACCAGCACCTCTACGCCGACGACAGCGGCGCCTACGTGGACGTAACGCCGGCTGGCTTCGTCGCCCTCAACTCCTCGACGGGCGGCGGCTACGGCGCATCAAGCTACGGCTCCAGCACCTACGGCACGCCGCGCTCCGGCACCTCCAACCTGACGCCGCGCCGCGAGGCCTGGACCCTCGCCAACTGGGGCGAGGACGTTCTCGGCGTGGCGAGCTCCGACGGGCGCCTTCTGTATTTCGACGCATCGAGCCCCTCGACCGACGTGACGGTGGTCGGCGTCTACGCCATCTCGACGATCAGCCGCACGTCGAACGTGACGACGATCGTCACCACGACGCCGCACAATCTGACCACGGCAGACCTGGTGAAGATCGCCGGCGTGACCGACGCGACGTTCAACATCTCGTCGGTAAGCGTCACGGTCACCAATTCGACGACCTTCACCTACGCCAACGCTGGCTCCAACGGCTCATCCTCCGGCGGCTCGGTGCAGGATCTCGCCGTGCCCACCGGCAACCGTGCCGTGGTTGTCACGCCGGAACGCCACGCGGTGCTGATCGGTGCTGGCAACCAGCCGCGCCGTGTCGCCTGGTCGAGCCGCGAGGACTACACCGACTTCAATTTCAGCTCGACGACCAACACGGCCGGCTTCCTCGATCTCCAGGTTGAGACGAACCTCGTCACCGGCACGGGCGTCCGTGAGGGCACGCTGATCTGGTCGATGAACCGCGTCGTGCTGATGCGCTACGTGGGGCTGCCGTTTATCTACGGCTTCGACGAGCTCGGCACGACCAGCATCTACTCGCCCAACTCCTTTGCTGAGTTCGATGGGCGTTGCCTGTGGGTCGATAGCTCCGGCTTCATGATTTACGAGGGCGGCTCAATGAAGCCGCTGGCTTGCCCGCTGACGGACTACATCTTCTCCGACATCGATCCGCTCTACGGCCCTCGCGTCTCGCACGCCTCAATCAATGGCAAGTTCGACGAGGTCTGGTTCTACTACCCTAGCAATGGCTCAACCGAGTGCGACCGCTACGTCGTCTGGAACTGGGCCGAGAATTGGTGGAGCATGGGCACGCTGGCGCGGACGGCGGCGATCGGCGCCGGTGTTGGCGCGTTCCCGCTGATGACCGGCACGGACAACCACCTCTACCAGCACGAATACGGCTGGACCTACGACGCCTTCAGCTGCGCGAACAATATCTTCATCGCGTCTGGCACGATCAACCTGCCGGGCGTCGAGCAGTCGATGAACATCACGCAGCTGGTGCCGTCGAACGGCGGCAACTACGACCTGACCAAGTACACTCTGTTCACGCGGATGACGCCAAACGGGGCGGAGCGTCAGTTTGGACCATACTACTCGCGCAGCGACGGCTACGTTGACACGCGCGCCACGGGCCGCGACGTGCGGATCAGGATCTGCGCCAACGATGCCGGCGACTGGTCGATCGGCCGGCTGCGCATGAAGATCTCGGCGGGGGGCAAGCGATGAACGTCATCCTCCCGAACCCTAACTCCCCGATCGGGGTAATATTGGACACGATCAGACGGGCACTCATACCCGCTGTCTCACAAGACGAGGCGGCGGCGCGTGTGCTTCTGAGGTCACCCAATGGAACGGTATTTAGCGTCACGGTCAGTGATGCTGGCATCATTTCCACTGCGGTGATCGATGGCAAATCTAGACCATACTGAGCTCCAGCGCCGCCTGATGCGCGCACTCGACGTGGCCGGGAAAACCCACGGCCCCGACGATGTCGCGCGTGCCGTGGGCGAGGGTCGCATGCAGGCGTGGAACGCAGGCGACAGCCTGGTCGTGACTGAAGTGCTCAATTACCCGCAGGCGCGGGCGCTCAACGTATTTCTGGCCGTGGGCAACCTCGACGAGGTGTTGTCGCTGCTGCCTGACCTCGAGGCCTTCGGGCGCGAGCACGGCTGCGAGAAGATGCGAATGGAAGGCCGGAAGGGCTGGGCGCGTGTGCTGCCCTCCCACGGCTGGAAAGAAAACAAGCTAGTGATCTATGAAAGGGAGCTCACCCATGGGTAAGAGCCAAGGCGATCAGACTGTCACCAACAAGACCGAGTTGCCGTCCTGGTACACCGGGCCGGCCAAGGCCATGATGGATCAGGCGCAAGCTGCGGCCGCGAACATTGCGAAGCCTTACCAGGGCAACACGGTGGCGGGCCTCGACCCGATGACCCAGCAGGCGGTCAGCTACACCGGCGCCAACATGGGCTCGACCAATCCAGCCTACGCGCAGGCCGGGCAGACGGCGGCGAACGTCGCTGGCTACACGCCGGGCTCGTTCCTGACCGGCAACATCGGCGCCTACATGAACCCCTACATCCAGAACGTCGAGCAGGCCGCGCTCGGTAACATGGACAACGCCTACCGGCAGAACCTGAACACCATCGGCGACCGCGCCATTAATGCGAATGCGTTTGGCGGATCTCGCCAGGGCGTGGCGGAGGGTGTCGCGGCTTCCGAGAATGCCCGGCAGATGGGCGACCTGTCGGCGCAGCTGCGGGCTCAGGGCTACGGCCAGGCTGGCACCATGATGCAGTCCGACATGGACCGCTCCATGCGGGGCCAGGAGTTGAACCTGAACGCGGCGACGACGCAGGGCAACCTCGCCACGGGCGGGCAGGCGGCCTACCTGCAGGGCCTGCAGTCGGCGGTGGCCGCGGGGCAGATCAATCAAGAGCAGGCCCAGCAACTGCTGAACCAGAACGTGAGCCGCTACGACGCCATGTCAAACATCCCGGCGAACCAGCTGAACCTCATGCTGGCGGCACTGGGCGGCACGCAGGTGCCGACGACGAGCACGCAGAAGACGCCGACGAGCGGCAACTGGCTGACGGGTGCCGCGGGTGGCGCACTGGCCGGCGCCTCGATGGGACCGTGGGGCGCGCTCGCCGGCGGCCTCCTCGGCGGCATCGCGGGAGCATAAGATGGCGCCCCCCTCAGTCTCACAGATGGAAGCCTACATTCGTGCGAAGGCTGCCGAGCTCGGCATCGACCCCGACGTGGCCGTGCGCGTGGCCCGCAGCGAGGGGCTGGCGGCGAACACTTGGCAGAGCGACATCCAGCAGCCCTACGGGCGCGAGGCGTCCTACGGCCCCTTCCAGCTGCACGTAGACCCCACGGGCAAGCGCCCCGGCATGGGCAACGACTTCATGGCGGCGACGGGCCTCAACCCGGCGAAAACCGATACTTGGGACGAGGGCATCGACTTCGCTTTGGCGCAGGCGCGGCAGGCTGGCTGGGGTCCGTGGATGGGCGCCGCAAAAGAAGACATCACCGGCTTCATGGGCATCGGCGGCCAGCCTGCCGCGCCCCAGATCACGGCCTACAACACCGACGATACGCCCGCGATGGGTGCGGCTATGGGCGGCTTCGCCAGCGGCCCCGGCGACGTGCAGGCGCGCATGGACACCGGCGCCGTTGCTGGCCTCCTCGACGAGGACACCTCGATGATGGGCGGCTTCGACACCGCCGACTTCGCCAAGCTGGGCGGGAAGATCATGGAGCGCGCGAAAAAGAATAGCACGCCGGAGGAGCAGGAGTTCCTGCAGCCGCAGGTGCTGCAGCCGCTCAAGCGGTACACACTGAAAGGAACGATGTGATGAGCTTCTTCGACACGCTCAAGCAGTTTGGACTGTGGCCGCAGCAGGGCGCGCAGGGCGGGCAGCCGCAGGCTAACCCCTACGGCCTCGACGACGGCCAGATGCGGCAGGCGCGCATGCAGTCGCTGTCGAACCTGGGCTCGCAGATCATGGCGGCCTCGGTTCAGCAGACGCCGCGCCAGCGTGCCGAGCTCATGTCCGGCTTCGACATGTCGGGCGGATACCAGGACAACCTCTACAACGCCGCGCAGCAGAAGCTGATGTCGGCGAAGATGCGGTCAGCGCAGCGCGAGGAGGACCAGGCCGAGCAGATGCGCGTCTCGCTTGCAAACCGCCTGAAGAGCCTGCCGCCCGGCCAGCTGCGTGATGCTGCGATGTGGTTCTATGAGAGCGGCGACTACGCCAAGGCCGGCGAGATCCTGTTCAAGCGGGAGAGAGTGTTCGACCCCATGACGGGGCAGGACATTCTGGTGGATGCGTTCCAGACCCCGATCGGCGCGCCTCCGCTGGCCGCTGGCGGCGGTTCCGTTATTCCGGCGTCTGGTGGGGGCTCTGTCATCTCGGCGCCTGGTGGCGCACCGGCTCCGACAAGCCAGCCCAGCGTGCCCGCAGCGCCTGGCGGCGTTCCTGCGATGCCTGCCGTTCAGGAGCCGGTTGACCAGCTGACGATGAATTGGCGGCAGCTGACTGGTGACCCGAACATGACCTTGGCGGAGGCGCGTCAGGCCATGTTGGCGGCGAAAGCTGCAGGCAACGCCTCGGCGGGCATCAAGTATCACCAGGAAGCAGTGAAGCAGCGCCTTGATGCGCGCAACAAGGACGAGGACCAGACCCAGCAGAACCTGCAGGGTAATCGCTCGGCTGCCGATGCCCTCACCGACGACTTCACCGCGACCACCAAGAGCTACAACACCATCATCGGCGCCGGGCAGCGCGCGGTCCAAGTGGCTACAGATCCGAGCCTTGGCCCGGCCGCCAAACTCACGACGCTCTACCAGTTCATGAAGGCGCTCGACCCGGATGGTGCCGTGCGCGAGGGCGACGTGCAGATGGCCCAGCAGATGCAGGCCATCAAGGACCAGTGGTTGACCTGGGCCGAGGCGCAGATCAGAGGCGGCGGCCCAATCTCCCAAAACATGATCAACGACATGGCACGCGAGATGGCTCGCCTGGCGAACGACGCAAAGGGCCGCAAGGAGCAGAAGCGCATCGAGACGGTGGGCATCGGTCGCGGTCGCCAGATCCCTGATGCAATGTTTGATCCGACCCTGGGCAGCGAAAACCAGAACATGCCAATGCCAATCGGCTACGACAGCGGCGGCGCTGGTATCGTTCAGCCAAGGGTGGTTGACGGCAAGGTGAGCTCCCCCGGCCGCGCGCAACGCGACCCCGCCGAGATCCAGGGGCCGATCCAAGCCCCGCCCGGGACGCCTAGAGTGATGACGATTGATGACTACAACAGGCTCGACCCTGGCACGGTCTACATCGCCCCGAACGGCAAGGTGAAGACAAAGGGAGGGGCGCAGTAATGGCCGCCAAGCAGCCTTGGGACAACGACGAGGAAGTGCGCGGCCCGTGGGAGGCCGACCCAGACTATAGCGGACCCTCCGTCGCCGATTATGCTGACGACATAATCGCCAGCCTCGTCACCGGCATCAACAAGGGCGCGGCTGGAGCTCCAGGCCTCGGTGGCGATATTGGTTACGCTGGTGACTGGCTCCTCGACAAGATGGGCGTCACCGACAACAAGTACGTGCGCAACGTGCTGAACCCGGGGCCAAGACTGGCGCGGGAACGGCGGCCGAGACGGTCGGCACATTCATCGTGCCCATGCCAGGCTCTAAACTGGAGCGCGGCGCTAGTCTGGCCCGAAACGTCGGTGAAGGCGTTTCCGATTTGGTGAAGGGCACCGGCGCAGGCCTCGCGTCGGAGTATGCCGGCGAAAAGACCAAGGGAACCGCCCTTGAGCCGGTTGCTCGTTTTGCCGGCGCGCTCGCTGGTGGCACCGCAGGGCACTACGCCAGCCTGCCGAGCCTGGAAGGCATCGGCCGCTTATCAACGCAGCGCCTCAAGTCGGTCGTGCCTACTGACGGCGGTCGGCTCAACGACCTCACCGGGCCTTCGATGGTGCTGGATGCTTCGCCAGCCACGACGCGCCTGGCCGCCGGTGTCGCCACCAATGGCGGAGCACCTATGGACACAATCGTCGGTGCCACGGCGAGGCGCGACTTGGGACGGTCGGCGCGCTTGGAGGAAGACGCCAACGGGCTGCTCGGCCCTGCCTCCTCGACGGAGACGCTCAGGACCAGGATCAACCGCGATGTTCGCAACCGTGCCGACCCGCTCTACGGACGCGCCTACCGCTCGGGCGCCGATCTGCGTGGATATGGTCCGGTGATCGACCAAATGTTCACAGACGTGTTCAACAGCTCAGGCTCGACTCAGGTGCGCGGCCAAGTGCAGCGGTACAGCAACCAGGTGGCCGAGATCCTGCGGGATGGCAACTCGCAGCGCGTCATCGCCCGACTGCACGATTTGCGCCAGGAGATGGACCGTGCGGCGAATTGGAACCCGCGCACCTCGACCACGGCCGCGCCGCCGACCCACGTACAGCAGGCCGCGAGGAACACTCGCGCAATCATAGATGACGTTCTCAAGACTGAGGTGCCAGGCTTCTCGCAGGCCGACGCGATAGTTGAGCGGGGCGCCACCCGCAAGGAGGCGGTGGACTATGGCGCCAGCGTTCTCGATGGCGGCAAGACAGCCGTGTGGCCGGAAGATCTGGCCCGCGATCTCAGCCGCACGAAGGGGCCGAGCCGGTCGGCAGCCGGTCGGCAGACGCGCATCCCGCAGATCCCGCGCGCCGACGTGAGGGCTGGCGCGCGTGCCGACATCCAGACCTCGATGGGCACGCAAGCTAATGACCTCGCGGCGCTGTCGAAGAAGCTGGGCGCCGAAAACGACTTCAACCGCGCGAAGATGAACGAGCTCTTCGGCGAGACGCCGACCGCCGCACTCGGCAAGCGCCTGGACGACGAGCGTCTGTACGCGCAGAACAACTCCGACATCTGGCGCGGCGCACAGACCGCCGGGCGCAGCGAGGCATCCAAGTTCCTTAACCCGAGCATCGCCGACGCTTATCCGGCCAGCACGTCGTTCACCGGCATCGGGGCAAACCTCCTGGCCCGCGGCATCGACAGATTGACGCTGTCGCCGAGCACGATACCCAGGATCGCCGAGATGCTTACCCGAGAAGGCCCAGAGGCTCGCGCCTTGGTGCGCCAACTGAGCGAAACGTATGGCCTCGGCATCGTTCCCTACATCATGGAGATGGCCGGCAAGTCGAGCATCACTACGTCGAGCCCTGTTCGTGGCTTGCTAGACGAGCCGGCGCCGAAAGCAACCCGATCGAGCGAGCAGTGAGGTAATCATGACCCGAGACGAAAACGCTTGGCACCTCGACAAGAAGGTGCCGCTGGGCTTGATCCTCGCCCTGCTGGTGCAGACGATCGTCATCACGTCGTGGGGCTCGGCGAAATTCGAGAACTACGAGGGCCGCATCACGAACCTCGAGGAGAGCGACGACGCGCAGCAGGCTTACGAGCGGCGCATCACCGTGCTCGAGGAAAAGTTCAACTACATCCGCGACGACCTGACCGAGATAAAGGAATTGCTGCAGCGCGGCATGCCCGAGAAGGGCAAGCCATGATCCTGCCGCCGTCCTCCGAGAAGAAGCTGAAAGGCGTCCACCCGGACCTCGTCCGCGTCGTGCGTCGCACGGCTAAGGATTGGAAAGACCCGGAGACGGGCTGGATCATCACCTGCGGCACGCGAACCCTTGAGGAGCAGAAGGTGCTCAAGGCCAAGGGCGCCAGCAGAACGCTGCGCTCGCGCCACATCCCTGCCGCCAATGGCTACAGCCACGCCGTCGATTTCGCCATGACCATCAAGGGCGTGCCCCGCTGGGACTGGGGTCTGTATAGCGGCCCGCTGGCGACGGCGGTGAAATCTGCCGCCAAGGCCGAGAAAGTGCCGATCGAGTGGGGCGGCGACTGGAAGTTCAAGGACGGACCGCATTTTCAACTGCCGTGGGCCACACACCCAGGCAAAAAGTAGGAGACTAATATGACCGCACACAAGGCTGTCGCCGCATTCATCACCAGCCTGATCGCCCTGGTCGGCGTTTTCGGCATCTCGACCGGCTGGGCCAGCCCCACGCTGATCGACGCCGTCTCCGCCGTGCTCGGCGCGGTGCTGACGGCCGCCGTCACCTACATGGTGCCGAACACGCCGAAGGCATGAGCTGGCTGGAAATCGCCGCCCTCGTCGTGCTCCTTCTGGGGATCGGCGCGGGCGGCTTCCTCGTCGCCCAGCGGCCGACGTTCTGGCTCGGCCTGGGCGGCGTGCTGCTGACGAAGGCTTGGCCCTATATCGCCGCCTACGTCACGCGCCGCAACACGGCAGAGGTCGAGCGACAGATGGCCGACTGCGTGCGCCGCGGCGGCGAGTGGGACAACGCGAAGAAGCGGTGCAGATAGGTGCGGGCGGCGCTTGATATAGCCAAGCGTTTTCAATGGGGGTGTTTGACTAGGTTAGGGCATCTAAATAATTGAAATATATACTAAAGTCCACATCTACATCGCCCACCAAGGATTTCTATCCTATTGAAATCATTGGCCGAATTTAAGCATCAGACGGAAAAACGAAAAGGTTAGGGCAGTTTTGTTCCCGTTCTGGCCTCGTCGTCGTCGTCGTCATCACCTTCCGCCTCGATCAACCGCATGGCCGCACGCAGCGCCAGGCGCTTATTGTTGGCGTCCTTGGTGTAGACCGCCGACTGGCTGTTGGTGAGCCAGCCGAACAGTGCCTGGAGCTCAAGCTCGCTGGCGCCGTCGTCGGCAATGATCGTGGCGCACAGCTTGCGGAGCCCGTGCAGGCGCTTGGTGACGCCGGCAGCCTTCGCCCAGGTGCGGAAGAGGGTGCCGAGGCTCTCCTTGCGCATCGGTCGCCCACCGCGCTTGCCAGCCAGGAAGACCATGTCGCCCACCGGGCCAGCCTCGATCGCCTCCTGCAGCTTCGGCAGCAGCGGGATGAACAGCTGCACGCCGGTCTTCTCGGTGCGGATCTCGATCACCCCGTTGCGGAGGTGCTGGCGGCCCAGCCGGGCGATGTCGCCGCGGCGCAGCCCGGTGTTGATCGCAATCTCCAGCGCCAGGCGCTCGCGCGTGCCCAGTGGGTAAGCGTCCCGATACGCCTCGACATCGTCGATCGTCCACGGCACATAGCCGACGTGGCCCTTGCGCTTGGGGAACAGCGGCACGCCCTGCGCCGGGTTGTCGGGCAGGATCTCCTCCGACACCGCCCAGCGGAACAGGGCGCGCATCGTCTTCAGGAAATTGTTCGCGGCGGCCGGCGTGGCCTTCCGGATCTCCTTGCCCAGCCGAACGTCGGCCTTGGTGATGGCGCCGCAGTCGTGGCTGCCACTCTTGTCCAGTACATGCTTCAGGATATTCTCGCGCTGGCGCCTGGTCGCCATAGATGTCTCCGACCAGTCGGAGCTCTCGCGCCACCGGGCCGCTAGCCAGTTCATCGTGCCGCGCGGCTGGCGGGCTGATGGCTGCGGGGCACCGGCAAGGGCTGCCCTGTAGCTCTCCATGAACTCCGACGTGCCATACTCGCCGGCGATCGCAATCCGCCTGCCGTGGCGGATGCGGACATAGTAGCGGCGGGTCCCGTGGCGGTCGCGCTCATAGTTCAGGTGGGGGAGTTTGCGCTTGGGCATGGTGCCACCTTATAACGGAATGGGTGCGCGTGTCTTTCTGCCGGTCTCAACCTGAGCGCGCATCGTCTCGGATGGGATCAGGCGGATCGTCCCGTCGCGCGTCACCTCCACCGCCATCGTCATGCCGGTGTCGCGGATCGCCTTCAGCGCCCGCTCCAGGTCAGCCTTCTTGAACAATGCTTTCCGGTCAGTCATCACTTGCGCCTCGACATGATGCGCGCGATCCGCGCCACCCGCACGGCATCAGCCACCAGCTGCACCAGGTAGATGCAGCCGCCGAGCGCGCCGACGGCGAAGAACAGGAACATCAGCCACTGGATCTCGTTCTGCGGCATGTCAGCCCTTCCCGTTGACGATGGCGTAGATGTCGCTGGCGCGCGCGTCGAACTCAGCGGTGAACGCCACCTTGCGCTCGGCGATCTTCTCGCGGCGCGCGTCAAGGAAGGCGTTCATCTTTGCCCGCTCGGCCTCGATCTCGGCAAGCTCCCGGTCGAGGTGGCCCAGCAAGGTTTCGAACAGGACGGTGTCGTTGGCAGCGAAGTTTTCGAGGGCTTCAGATAGGGCGGCTAGGCTCATAGCGTTATTTCTCTCTTGTTGACGAGGATGCGGGTTTGAACAGGCGGCACCTGGTAGGTGGCATCGCTCCACGGCTCAATCTCGCGCTGGCGGTGACGCGGGCGCCAGCGGTGGGTGAAGTAGGCCACGACGATCGAGCCCATGAAGATGGCGCCGAACAGGACGCCGGCGAAGAAGGCGCTCATGACGCCCTGCCTCCCACGACCAAAAACGCGATGACGACGACGAACACGGCGCAACCAGCGGCCAGGAAGCCAATCGTCAATACAGTTGCGTCATACATTTGCATCACCTCGGTGCGCAATGAAGGCGAGCTCGATCGACGCCTCCATCACCACTTTCACCGTGTCGGCGGTCAGCTTGATGTCGCTGTCGGCGGCGCGGTTAAAGACCGTCTCCTGAATGTGCCGCGCCGTGGCGGCGAGCTTGATGTAGTCAATGCTCATGATTTCACAGCTTTGAATAATTGACGCCAAACATAGCTACCTCGCTCTGCCGTAGCCGGCAGATTGTAGCTGTCTCGCCAGCAAGAAAATCATTCCACGCCGCCGCCAGCGTCCAAGTCAGGAACAAGCGTTGCTTGTGGTGCGATTTCAGGCCTGCGGGCATTTTGATCACGCGCTCGCGGAAAACATGGATTGGGTCGCCAAGGTATTTAGGCACGCCAGACACCAAGACGGACAGAGCCTCGTCTGCCTCCTGCTCCATTTTCGACACATGCTTCGCCATGTAGAGCCAAGCCCCGACGATTGATCCGGGCATCACACGCGCCGCCTCGCTCTCGGCACACGTCTCCGCCAGGCGCGGGTGCCTGTTCATGAACTCTAAGATCTCGGAATTGCTCATCTTGCGCTGCGACATTTGACGCCCCTCCTTGAGGGTGATCAGCATGCGCGCAGCCGCAGCGATGCGGTAGGCGTAGCTGGCCCCAGTCAATGCAATTGCGTCAGCCGCAGTGCGCGCGACATTGGCGTCGATGGTAGACATTGCCGACTTGGAAACGCCGCGCACCACGGTGATCGGGACGGGCGTGTCGGCGTCGATGATAGCCGCCAGCCGGTGCTGGCCGTCGAGCAGCGTGCCGTCGCCATTAAAGACGATCGTGGAGCCGTTGTAGACCCAGCGGCCGTGCTTGATGTCGTTCGCCAGCTTCTCGACGTGCGCTTTCCGCAGGTTTCGATTGTTCGTGTTGAACGCCAGATACTGCCGTGCCTTGTCTGGCGTGATCACCTCAACCGCCAATGTTCCTTCGCTCATAGTCCATTCCTCCTTGCAAACTCAGCGATCAAGCAGCTTTCGGCGCGGCCCTCATGCTTCTGCAGCGAGAAGGCATCGGAGCCGGGCCACTTGGCACGCGCCAGCGCCAGCGAGCTATTCTTGTTGGCGTCGAGGCCCAGCGCCTTCTTCCAGGCGGCCGGCTGCACCTGCTCCAGCCGCACGCCGCGGGCGACCAGCGCCATCTCGACGACGCCCGACGAGCGGCCGAAGTCGAACGCCGACGTGACGCCCATTTGCGGCGTAGCGTGGACCGTTTCAAGGACGGCCAGGTCGATGGGGCCGTGGTCAAAGAACAAGGCCGCCAGCTGATCGTTCAAGCTGTGGCAGCACACCTTCGTGCCCTTCTTCAAAGCGACGATCGGCATGTCAAAGACCGCCAGCAGCTGCGCGCCGTCGATCAATGCAATGGCGCCCTTTTTCCCAGGGTCACACCCGAGCACCTTCACTTGCGCACCCGCCGGCCCGCCAGCAGGCGCTCAAGAAAGCTCAGGTAGACGCCGAGGGGGCGCGACATATCGCGCTCCCATCTGGAAACCGTGGACTGCTCGACGCCGAGCCTGCTGGCGAGATCCTGCTGCGTCCATCCGCGCTTTTCGCGCAGTGTTTTAATCTGTTCTGACAATGGGTTGGGCACTTTCACCTCGTAATTGTATCAAGCAGTGTACTTAAAAAGTTTCCCGGCAATGCATATTGCATTATGAATGCATGCGGATGCATTACGCAAGGACGCAATAAAACTTTGACGTGAGTTATCCACAGGCGCGGGTCTGACATGCAGTTGCATGGTTGTTTTAAGCTTGTCACAATGCATATGCATGCTAAAGACAACGGTAATACGGAACCAGTGAGTGTAAAATGACGAACGCCAAAAGTATCAAGAGTGAGCGAAGCGCGCTCGCACTGAACCTGCGGAATGCGCGGCTGGCTGCTGGCTTCAACACTGTGTCGGACGCCGCGCGCCATATCGGGATCCCGGTGCCGACCGCCATCGCGCATGAAGGCGCCGGTGCATCATTCCGCAAGCCCAAGCTGGAACAGCTGCGGCGCTACGCAACCGCCTACAGCACGACGATCGACGCCCTGGAGGGCGGCACAATTGTCTCGCCGCAGAAGAAGCCCGCGAAGAAATCAGTAGACTATCAGCTGGTGGCGGTGGCGCTGCAGGGTGAGCTTGCGGATCAGCTTGTCACACTGAAGGTGCCCGCGAACTACAAGGTCGGCGACAAGCTGACGATAAAAGGCACCGTCTCCGGCGTCCTCCGTAA